TGCACCCTTTAGGAACTTAGAAGACTCACCGATCTTAATGAATGCATCGATAAGATCGTCACCAGAGATCTTACCTTCCTTAACCATCTTAGTGAACTCTTTCTGAGTTACACCATACTGATCACGAAGAAGCTTAAGAACTGCTGGCATTGCTTCACCAAGCTGCTGGTTAAGTTCCTCAGCCTGAAGCTTACCTTTACCAAACACCTGGGTAATTGCAACAACTGCTCTGTTTGCCTGATCGGTGTTCGCACCAGTAACAAGGGCAATGTTTGAGAATGCCTTTAGGAATCGGGTAGTGTCGTCAATCTCTACACCTGCTGCGGTGAACTTCTGAGTATAGTCAATAAGATCAGCAGTATCAAAGATAGGAGATTCTAGTGCAATCTTCTTAAGTCTGTTAAGAAGTCCCTCTACGTTGTAACCAACAGGAAGAAGGAACTTAAGGGCTGCGGTTGCTGATTCAATCTGCGCAGCAGTCTTAATACCAATTACGGTTGCAAATCCTAGTGCTCCAGCAATAGGAGCAGTGAATACTGCCGATGCTAAGATACCGAAGTTCTGGATCTGGAATGAAAGGAATCCCATCTTCTGTGATGCAGAATCAAGAGCCTTTCCGAACTCCATTGCTTTAGTCCAACCAACCTGTAAACCTCTACTTACTGCGGTTCCGGTATTCTGAGCGAACTTAACAATATTGTTGAATCCTGATTCAATACCACGAATGGTATTCTTAAATCCAGATACTACAGAACTTCCAAAGTTACGTCCTGCACTAGCAAACAGATCCTTGGCGGTGCCGAACTGCCCTGTAGCTACGGCACGAAGTCCAGCAGTGAAATCATTCTTAGCATCCTTAAAGAATGCCTTGGTGAGTTCCTTGTCAAGCTTCTGACCTAGTTCAGCTACAGGAGCAGTCGGAGTGTTTTTCTTAATGCTTTCGCCAAGCTGCTTACCAGTATCCTTACCGATATCTTCGATACCGGCTTTCATCTTGTTTTTTAGTTCGTCGATAGAGCCAAGACGTACGTCTACGTACGCAACTCCGGCACGAATGTTAGCCACGTTTCACTCCCTTATCGACGATAGTTTTTCCTGGCCAAATATTCTTCTTGCTCTTTACGACCTTCTTCATTTCAGGTCTTGGGAACGGCTTAGGTGGTTTTCCAGAACCATGTCTACTGCTTGCTGCAATAGTTACCCAGTCTAAATGAGCAACAGCATCATATACGTTTGCAAGCATCCACAGTTCGGGCGACCATTCTCTAGCCTCTCGGGTGATATTCTGAATGTCAGAATACGTCTCAGAATTCGTAGGAAGACGATAGAAGAAGTTTCTAAGTCTTCTGATAGTCATTCTAGGATCGTTGATATCAACACCAAGGTACTTAAACAGATCCCACTCTAAAGCCTCGCCGTGCTTCAGATAAACATCAGCGAGGAACATTAGTTTCCCGCAGTATCTCCCGAGATAGCCTTTGCTACCTTCTCTAGGAGTTCTTTAAAGTCATCAATCTCAAGATCTACCTCTTCTAGCTTCTGATATGAGGAAGGCTCAATAGCTTCCTGGATTGCCAGAACAGGATTCTCGTCTAGCAGACGGAAGAACTTAACCATCTTGAACTTAGTCTTAACGGTGTAGAATTCACCCTTAAACTCAAAGGTCTTAACTTCGTAGTCATCTGCTGGAACTGGCTTTACGTTAACCATCTAGGTTTCCTTTGTTTAGTTAGTTCTGTATCTTAAGATTACATCAAACACATAGCGAGGATTAGAGTTAATAGGATCTGAGATGTCAGCTGGATAGCTGCATTCAACATCGGTAATAACTGCATCCTCATGGGTATAATTAAGCATCTGCATGAACATTTTGACCGCTTGCATAGCTACATCAAATGCTACTGGCTTAGAAGGTGCATAAACGTTAACATCAAACTGTGGAGCACCAGTTCTAATACGTGAGATAGATCCACCAGAAGGCTGGATAGTGATCCAGGTCTGTGTCTTGTCCCAACCAGTTAAATCTCCTGCAACGTGATATGCTGGAAGATTCGCATCAAAGAAAGCTAGTACTACGGGAAGCAGATCAGGATGCTGTCTAAAGGTTCTCATTAGCCAACTCTTCTCATTGCGGTTCTCAGGAAGGCATAAGCTGGGTGAACCAGATAGTTACCAGTTCCTCTACCAATCTCAAACTGAGTATCAACTCCACCAAACTCAAGAGCAGAAGATCCAGTTCTGTTGATTAGAACTCTTCCGTAAATCTCAGAGTCAACACCCATGATCGGCGCAACAGTATTGTATGCTGATTTAAGGGCTGCACTCTTTGCTTTAGCTGCAAGGAATGCTGAGTTATGATTCTTGTCGAATCTGTCTTTACGGTTGCTGGTAGTCTCGTTCTCTGCCTGATACCATTCTCTCTGAATAGATCCTTTGGCTTCCTTTGCAATCTCGTCAGTAACCTTACGAACGACATTGAATAGTGGGGCGAGGCTAGATCTACTCTTGTTTGATGCGTGATAGACATTGTCATCAAAATCAGGATCAAATTCAAAAACAACTTTAGCCATCTACTAACCTCACAAACATTTCAGTGTGATGGTATCTAGAGAATAGGCGGAACTCTTCTGGGGGTGAAGATACTTCCCAGGTTCTTCCGTTATAAATAACCCTATCTTCTGCCTGAATCTTTCCCTGCATGTCGGGAGTGTCAGTAAATAGTCTTCCTGCTTCGGTAGTAGTCTGTCTGTCGATATCTTCTTCGAGAGCTAGATAGTGCTGAATAGAAGCTCTTCCGGAAACGACAGTTACAGCATTGGGCCAGTCTCTAATGATTCTGCCATACTCGTCTTCTACTTCAGGAGCACGTTTAACAGTAATAACGTCGGAGTTACCAATAATGCTAGTTGCCATTAGTCCTCCTAAGCGATATCGTTATCAATAGTTAAGATAGGCAGCGAATCGTATCTACGTCTCTGAACACTCATTCTCATGCTCTTGGCAATAGCCTTGTATTTGCTGAGCACCTTCTGCTCTAGCTTAGAGAAGTTAATCGTTCCTGCTTCTCCACCAATACCAGGATAAGTAACAGAGATTGCTCCAACAGTCTCCTGACGAAGACCTGATGGGTTGTACATGATTCGCGAGCAGACTCCGTAGCAGACTGCCTTAATGTCTCCAGGAACAATCTGATAGCCGTGAGTGTAAACGATATCTACAACCTGATTAGGCTGAAGACCATATACTGCCGATAAGCCATCCCAAGTTGCATAAGTTAGTTCATCAGTACTATTAACATCATATACAGCTAGAGAGGAAATCGGTCTGGCAGAGAGTTCAATAATCCCATATCCGTCAGCCTGAATACGAATCTCCTGATCCTGCGTGATGGAGAAGGAAACTCCAGTCTCACTCTCAACAACTGCCGATACAGCATCGATAAGAGCTTCTGCCTGAACTTCTTCTTCATCAGTAAAGGTTCTACCCATGAATGCTTCAAGTTCTTCAACAGTAATAAGTGCCATGATTAGCTCTTTCTGATTCTAATTAATTCTGGAATAAACTGATCCAGAGTCATTATCTGGACTTTTCTTGACTCTTCCAGAGTCTCTGACCGAGCCTTAGCAAGCTTGCTCATTTTGCCGTATTTAGCAGGCTTCAGAAGCTCTCTGAGGGCCGTTTCCCACTCATCTGGATTATCCCTATCGGCAAAGGTTCCTGAGTCTCCTAGCGACTCCTGAAGGCCTGGAGTAGGGTGTGCAATAGTTGGGATACCGGAAGCCATAGCTTCTACACCAACACGACCGAAACTCTCGTATTTGCTAGGCATAAGGATAACCTTCGTCTGAGAGTAGACTTCCTTCATATCTGCCGTATGTTCCATAATAGTCACGTTAGGAAGTTCTTCTAGTTCCTGAACTCCATAACCACCTTTTACTCCAAGGAAGGAGAGGTTTGGGAATCGTCTTGCAAGTTCGTAGAAGATTCTTGCTCCCTTGTCTTCCCAGAGGTTGACAAGTGTAATGGATTTTCCTCTAGTGGTTTTGTACTCGCCGGGATTGATAGGAGGGTTAAGGACCATCTTGGGAGCAGGGAATGATTTGAACGGCTCTTCATTAGCAATCCATTCAGTATTGATGATAAGCGCATCAGCATGTGACATCCACTGAACAGTCAGAGGATGAGTATTGTGAACCAGATGAATGGTAGGAATGCCGTAGTTCTTAGATAGCAGGTGAGTTCTTTCGCTGCATTCAAGATGAGAGATAGTTACATCTGACTGAGGAAGATAGTGGAGAAGAGTTCTTTTGTCTGTTGCAGGAACTACGTGAACTCCATCAATATAGTAATCAGGAAGATTATCAACATTAGTCATAGTTCTAAAGTCAACTCTTCCAGCCTTTAAAACTACAGTAGCTTCCCAACCTTCTTCTACTAAATGCTTTAGAATATCATGCAGAGTAGTTTCTGCACCTGCATTGTGGTCTGGAACGTAGGCATGAACATACGCTAAAATCTTAGGCATTAAACTGGTCCTTGACAACTAGGTCTAGTGTGGTATACTTGAGGTATGGAGCTGAGATATCGTAGTGCAAACACTGATGGTCTTGTCCCGTTCTACATGAGTAGAATTACGGTGGATGGAATTTCCTCATCCAATAACAAGGATTACGGATTCCAGTTCTTCACTATCAAAGAATGCTCAACCGAAGAGGATGAGTATTACGATGACCTGATGACCGAAGAAGGTTATGTCGACGATAGTAACTGGTTTGTTCCTTGGGACTCGCCATACATGCCACTCACCTATAAGTACGGTGAAATTGACGATGAACACTGGCTTAAGTATGGTTTGATTAGGGGAAAGCTGGAGACTTTCTGATACAGAAAAAAGCCCTCCTCCGAATGGAGGAGGGCATCTTCATTTAGCTAGCTAGGGCAACGAACGCTGGGTCATTGGTGATACGGAATCCCATCTCATCAATGCTTGATCCCATGACGTTAGTAGTTACGCCCCACATAGTTCCTTCAGTGTTACTGTGGTTAATCTCTTCACGCTCTCCAATTTCAACAACTGGAAGTGCATATCGAGTGATTACGTCTCCGTCTTCAATCTCGATTACCATAGCGCGCTGAGTTGAGGTTGGCCATGCCAGAATCCCAGTAGTTGCAACACCAGTATCCACAGTAGTTTCAGCTCCACCGTAGTAGAGGTCTAGAACTAGAGGGCTGGTTTCTAGCATACTGAACTGGAAAGTCCATTCAACTTCAGTAGTAAGAGAACGAATACCAACAGGTCGCTGCCATGCGCGTAGTCGCTCGGTAGTAATCGCTAGGCTTTCAGTAAGAGCATCCTCTGAAATGAACCCTACACTCTTGAATGCTGCATTAAGAGGAGTAGTTACATCATCAGGAAGGGCAGTACCCTTCGGTCCTACATAAACCGTACCAGTCACACCAACGCGAACGGCATCTTCATTAAAATCAGCCATGATTTACCTTCCGTTCGTTAGTGTAAAGGATTAGCTACCAACAGTGTTGTTGGCAGTTAGAAGTGAGAACGGACTACGTGATGAAGCAGTTGAGTTAAGGTTAGTTACAGGGTTCGCAACTGCAAAACCGAAACGTCCAACAACACGCATAATCTTTGAGTCCTGCTGCATTGCGTTGAATACAACGTTACCAGAGTCGTCAGAGATAATTGCATCAGTGTGCATAGTGAAAGTCATGTCCTGGCGTACACCAAGGATTGCCTTCGACCAGTCTCCACCAATAAGCGAAACGTTGTTGTTCCATGCGCCGTTACGCTGCTCCACAAAAGGAACACCATATAGACCCTGTCGGTTGTCACCAACAAGGTTAGTGTAAATAGGTGCACCAGTAGTGTCACGCATACCAACTAGACGCCAGTTAAAACCAGGCTGAGCGGCGAAACCGTTTAGGTTGAATCCATCGTTTGCTAGCTGAAGACCCATCATTGCTACGTCGACAGCAAGGTCTGACTGGCTAGTTCCAGTAACAGTAGTACCAGAAGCTACCATGCCAGGGTTCTGACCGATTTCAATGTAGTTACCAGCAGCAGCAGCCTGTGCATAAACTGAAGTGCTCCATGATGCAGGCTTGTTGGTTCCCCAAAGAGCTGCGTTGTCGATAACCTTACCGAATGCCTGTGCGATAAGAGGACGAACCTCTGACCAAATCGGCACGAAAGAGTCATCGATGAACTCGTCAGGAACAACTACAAGAACTGCTAGGGGTTCAGCGGTTAGCGTGATGCTTTCCCACTCAACAGAAGTGGTCTGCTTTAGACCAGTGTCACCATTAACCCAGTATGCGTTAGGAAGAACGTCAAGCACCGGCTGACGGTAGCTCTTGCTGCTCATACGAACAGTACGTGCAAGGTTCATCACAACAGAAGAAGCAGTTGCTTCCTTGATAACTTCCTGAGAAACCTCTACAGGTAGTTCGATCGCTGGGTTGGTGGCACGATCAATGACGTTATTGTAAGCCATTTATGTCACCTTTCGGATTAAATTAGCGTGATCCACGAATTAGATCATCCATATTAAATGCTGAGGTCTTTCCAGTTACGGAGGTTCCTCTGTTACCTGCAAGCAGGTCTACAGGACGCTTAGGAGCATCAGATTCCTGCTTCCCGATACGCTCTGCTAGTCGCTTCATACTCTCTTCGTCTCCAACAAGAAGATCTAGATCGTCGTCGGCAACATTAAACTGTCTTGCGATGCGTGCTCTGGTAACTTCAAGTTCCTTTTCCGCAAGTCGCTTATCACGTTCAGCTACAGAATCCTGTAGCTTCTGAAGTTCAGTCTTCTGACTTTCTTCATACTCACGCCACTTCTGTGCCTGATTCTCAAGTTCACGATTCTTGATTCTACGATCTGCTGCTTCTGCTCTAACCTTTGCTAGCTCCTTAAGAGCATCTTCATGTGAAAGAGTAGAAGTAGACTTAGAGTCGTCATTTTCAGGCTGGTTCTGTGGCTCGTTAACTACAGGCTCAGTAGGCTGAGACATAATTTAATCCTCCTGGGATTGTTCTAAAGTACATCAAAATGCTGACCACGAACGGCCAGAGTTGGTCCGTATTCTCCATGAGACTGGACGATTGGAATCTTACGATAATCCATAGATCTTGCATCTCTCGCGGAAACTCCAAACTGTCTTTCGACAGCCTGATGAATTTGATCCAGAAAATCCTTGTCGACAATCTGTCCTGGATCCTGATCTCCGATGATTGGAGCTACTCGACAATCACAACCCGGATGGATGGGCATGAGATCCAGCTTATGGTATCTCTGAGTGCTAGCAACCAGACATAGAGCACAAGTAAATTCACCAGTAGGAATTCTACGAAAACCTACAACATCATTTCGTTGCGATAATAGTGTCCTAGAAGTGTTAGTGTGTGTTAACTGAATGTCAGTTTCAACTAACTGTCTTAATCTCTGTGCACCATAATCAACAGCATCGTCAAATGAGATGCCATTACTTAACGCAGTCCACACTTCCTTGAATGGACGATAGTAAACATCTTCAGGCTTAGCTCCATTACGAATAGCCTCGCCAGTTACTAAACTCATATCAGGAATATCTAGGATGTCATCACTTCCAAAAAGCTGCATCTGAATCTGCATATAGGTAGTTGTAGCTACCGCGCTAGTTTCTTCTGCTGCTTGTACAAGAGGTAATGCCACTCCTAGCCAGTCATCTACGTTAGCATCTCTATATTCTGGCATACCATACCAGACAGCAAGAAGCTGCTGAACAACACTAGCTCTTAATGCACCAAAGATTCTTGTGAAATCAATTGCTACATTGCTAGATGCGGTTGCAGTGTCTAGAATAGGAGTGGTCATTTTATCCTACCGTACTCTGAGTGGCTGGTCCTCTAGGTCTTTCACCCTGTGTAGGAACTCTGCCATTACTGGTTGATTGTGGATTCTGAGGTTTCATGGAGGTTTGTGCCGCCATGAGCATTGCCTGTCTCATCTCATCCTGACGCTTAAGTTGCATTGCTCTCTGAATCTGCTGAGGAGTTAATCCTAGACGCTCAAACGCCATTTCAGCAGGAAGACCCATCTGGGTCTCTTTCAGAATTGCATCTGCAAGTTCTGCACGGGAACGAGACTCCGGATCAGCCCAGATAGTTTCAGCTAGAACTTCGTTCTGCTTGGTTCTGTCTCCGAGCCAACCAAAGGCAAGTTTGATAACCTTTTCCCAAGTCCACCCTGCGGTCTTCATGCGCGCCTTAGTCTTAGATACAAGACCGGTCTCCGCTGCCTTCAGGGCATCACCAGAAGCATTAACGATCTCACCTAGAAGGTAGTGAGGTGGAGTCTTGGTAATTGCTGCAAGGTCACCAACGTCATCACGAACAGCCTTAAGGATCTGTGTGATGTCAGCTTCTTTGAATTCACCGAACTGAGCTTCTTCGCTCTCAACAGCCCAAAGAATATCGGCACCAGGATCAAATGGAGGTTTAGTGTTTCCCTGATCATCGGTTGGTAGCGTAATACCCTTTGCCCATCGCTGCTTGTAAGCCTGAGCACGAGAAATAATCATTCGGTTAAGAATTTCAGCATTAATACGATCCTGGATAGTGAAGCCTTCCTCTGCTTCAGAAGAAGAAACTCCGTGGAGTCCAGGTCTCCAGTTCATAGGAACGATAGGAACTTCACCTAGAGGATTAGGTTCTGCTCCCATATATTCCCAGTTGCCATTGCTAAGAACTCTTTGCTTAAGAGTATCAAAGTCAATGTTCTTAAAGTAATCGTTAGAGTTTCCTCTGAAATAATGAATTGAGTCAGGGAAGTAGACAACCGCAATAGCACTTCCCATAACATCGTCATTCCACATTTTCAGACCTGCTCTAATGACATTCATGTCAGCAGGATCATGTTCCACGATAGTGCATCGTGGATCTTCTACCGTAATTACAGGATACTTCTGATTCTGCTTTGGTGGTGAAACCATAATGTATGCACGTGAGAACGTGGCAGCAGTCATATGAGCAATCTCAGAGTTGAGATCCATGTTGTTGTACTGCCAAATATCATTTGCATCTTCATCAGCAGGAGTGTCCGGATCATTACCGAATCTGAATCCCTGAACCTGCATACGCTCAACAGGTGAAGAAGTTACTAGAGAGATGTAGTTAGTCTTAGCTTTCTGCTGAAGTTCTCGTAGTGCCTTAACATAACGAGGATCACCAGAAGGCAGATTAAAGTCTCCTAGTACGTAGCTTTCAAGTTTGTCGTATCTTGGCTGTCTATCAATAAGCCCCTGACCTAATCTAGCAAGCCAGAAACGTGCATCCTCCTCAGAGGAAGAAACACTTACCATAAAGTCCGGCTGAGTCACTTCTTCCTCCTAGAAAGAGTAAACCGTATTCTTCTTTTTCTTGGCGAGGAATCCATCCTCAATTGCCTCACCACGTGCCTCAAAGGCGAGAACACTGGCTACTGCTGCGTCAATCTTACGGGAACCACCACGAATATCTTTACGTAGTAAATCTCCCCAAGGTGTTTCTTCAATGTGAGCGTTTAGTACATGTCTTGTCAGAACAGGATCATTAGTATGTTTCATCTGAACAAGCATTACGGCAGTATGAAAACGTTCGTTAGCTTCTGCCATTGCCTTTTTACGGTTAGTCCACCATTCCCAGACGATACCTTCGTAATCCATTGCCCATCTTCCAACAATGTCCTGCCAGTATGCAGGGTCACAGTTCATACGAATTACGTTGTAGTTATCTAGAGTGTTACGAACGAACAGGTCTACAGAAACGAAATCTACTTCCCATTCCTTCGCTCCATCAGGCTTTTCCCATACGTGAATTGGAAAGATAGCTCCATCTTCGATTCGGCAGGCAACAAGCGCTGTACTGTCGTCCCTAAGACCACCATCGAAGCCAAGAGTAATTGGGTCTCTAACATCGAGAGGTCTGACATGGGTATCCCAGCAAGCGTTCCACTTGACAGGATCGATCCACTGAAGAGATCCCTGAGTAATCTGGTTGAAATAGAATCGTCTACCATCGGCTTCCTTCGTTGCAGGGTCATCCATTTCCTGTTCAATACGATCTAGATCTACCCATCCACCGTTTTCCTTGGCTGCATCTCCATAAACCTGAATAAGACCTTTTCGTCTTTCGGGTCCTCTCTCATAAGGAGTATGAGGATCTGCTTGACGGAAGTCATACATAAGTCCAGGGTTTGCAACTTCTCCACGCTGAATAGATTCCCAGTAAGCCTGAGAGTCTTCTGCTACTGATTCTTCACCGGGTAGGTAAGCGTTAGTCGTTTCGACAGATCGTCCGTTAATCTTACCAAGGTTTCGTCGAATTGTCGCCGCAAGCTTGTCTCCTCCATTAGAGGGGATCCATAGATGAGTCTCGTCAAGAACGGCAAAAGTAGGTCTCTGGCCTTCACGAGACTTGGCCTGAGCAGTAACAGGCTCAAGTTTACCACCAGGTACAAGAATACGGCTCTTACCGATATCCAGATTATAGTAATCAACTGCGTAACCTTCTCCGAGCATTTCAATAACAAGAGACATCGTGTTATCAGTCTGAGCTTCTGAAACTGCTGCTAGCTGAATTAGTGGAGAGTAACTTGCTCTTCCGACAGGATTTCCGTTTGCATCAAAACCGTCAAACTGTACAGGTCCCAGCAGTTCGGTACTAGAAATTGCAGCAAGAAGAGGCGATTTTCCCCAACCCTTAGGTCTGGCGAGTAGTGCTCTTCGATAAATGAACCTTCCTAGTTCATCAATAGCATAGAACCAAAGAATGAACTTAGCCTGCTCTTTAGTGTAAGACCAAGTGTCTCCCTTGTGTGCGCCGTCAGGCTGTGCAAGGAAAGTGCTTCCCCAATCGAGAATATCCCATCCTAAGCTTAGTTTCGGTAAACCTTCAGGGATCATGTTATTCCATCATCTCTTTGTAGTTTACTCGCTTCTCGATAATCGGGTTAGCTTTATCTTCCTTGATAGAAGCATCAGCGAACTTCATGCGAAGCTTCAGTCTGTCTTCATAGGTAGCGCCAAACTTGGCGACTCTCTGTCTAAGTTCCGCAAGTCCAGCAGATAGCTGAGCTACAGAGATCTTAGGGTTATTCCAGATATGATGATGGATGAGAGCAGCGCTCTCAAGTTCTTCCCAGTCCGTTTCTTCGAACATTAAAGCCTGAGGGCTTCTTCTCCATGCATCCCACCAAGCTCTAGTCTTAGGGTGCCAATCAATAGTCCAAGAAAGATCCGGACCAATAAGAACATCATCAGTTCTTCGTTCTAGAGTGATACTGTCGTGCTTGTTTCGTCGTGCTGGATTCTCTTTTGGCAGAACAGTGTATGCCATCTTTACCTCCTGGGTAGTTTAAGAAGACTTCTAGCCTTCATCAGGACTATAGAGTCCTAGGATAATAAAGATTACAAAAAGAAACTCTCTGTAGTTTTTTGTAATCCAGGGCGTACGTAAACTTATCCACA